ATGAACGACATCACCCTCTTTCCCGCCGACATCGCCGCGATGTCCGTCAGCCAGTTGGCGGCGCTGCCCGCCGTGCAGAAGGCCGAGATCGACAAGAACCTCGACGAGGCCCTCGACTGGTTGAAAAAGGCGCGCACCAAGTTCGACGCGGCGCTCGATGCCGCCTACGGCGAGCAGGCACGTGCGGCACTGCGCGAGTCCGGTCGTGACTTCGGCACCGCGCACCTCGACGACGGCCCGCTGCACATCAAGTTCGAGCTGCCCAAGAAGGTCAGTTGGGATCAGAAGCAACTGGCAGAAGTCGCCGAGCGCATCGTGGCCTCGGGCGAGAAGGTCGAGGGCTACCTCGACATCAAGTTGTCCGTCTCCGAATCCCGCTACACGAACTGGCCTCCCGCGCTGCAGCAGCAGTTTGCAGCCGCGCGCACCGTGGATTCCGGCAAGCCGGCTTTCACCCTTTCCCTCGATTCGGAGCACTGATCATGAGCGCGATCATTCCCTTCCAGTTCGAAGCGCACGCCGTGCGCGTCCAGGTCGACGATGCTGGCCTGCCGTGGTTCAACGCCAACGACGTCTGCGATGCGTTGGAGATGGGCAATCCGTCTCAGGCGATCAAGTCGCACGTCGATGTCGATGACCTCCAGAAATTGGAGGTCATCGACAACCTCGGGCGCATGCAGCGCGCCAACCACGTCAACGAATCGGGCCTCTACGCCCTGATCCTCGGCAGCACCAAGGACGCCGCGAAACGCTTCAAACGCTGGGTGACCGGCGAGGTGCTGCCCGCGATCCGCAAGACCGGCGCGTACTCCGCCCCCGGCGCCCTGGCTTCCTTGCCCGCGCCGACCCACGACCGCGTGAGCGCGATCCTGCTGATCGGAGAGGCAGTCGCCAAGGTGCCGGGTGTCAAGACCGGCATCGCGATGGCGGCTACGCTGACCTGCATTCAGGAGAACACGGGCCTCACCACCGAGGTGCTGCGCCGCGCCCTTCCAGCCAAAAGCGCTGCCGCCAACGAACCGATCTGCTCGCTCAATGCCACCCAGCTTGGCAAGCTGCTCAACCGTTCGGCCAAGGCCACGAACCAGTTGCTGGCATCGCGCGGCTTCCAGTTCCGCAACGACCGCGACGAATGGGAACTGACCGAAGCCGGTGAAGCGTGGGCCGAGGCCATGCCGTACTCACGCAACGGCCATAGCGGCTACCAGATCCTCTGGAATCCGGCGGTCGCCGAGCAGTTGAAGGAGGTGGCGTGATGTCCCTCCCGATCATTTCGGCGCAACAGCGCATGGCCGAGCGCAAGGGCGTGAAGCTATTGATACTGGGCAAGTCCGGCATCGGCAAGACTACCCGGCTCAAAGACCTCGATCCGGCTACCACCTTGTTCCTCGACATCGAGGCGGGCGATCTTGCCGTGGCCGACTGGCCGGGCGACACCATCCGCCCGGCATCGTGGCCGGAGTCTCGTGACTTCTTCGTGTTCCTCGCGGGCCCGGACAAGTCGCTGCCGCCGGAGAGTGCGTTCTCGCAGGCGCACTACGACCACGTCGTCGAGAAGTTCGGCGATCCGACGCAGCTCGACCGTTACCAGACCTTCTTCCTCGACTCGATCACGCAGCTGTCCCGCCAGTGCTTCGCGTGGTGCAAGACCCAGCCGGGCGCGGTCAGCGACCGCTCCGGCAAGCCCGATCTGCGTGCGGCCTACGGGCTGCTCGGCCAGGAGATGGTCAGCGCCTTGACCCACCTGCAGCACGCCCGGGGCAAGAACGTGGTGTTCGTGGCCATCCTCGACGAGCGGCTCGACGACTACAACCGCAAGGTGTTCGTGCCGCAGATCGAAGGCAGCAAGACCAGTCTGGAACTGCCCGGCATCGTCGATGAGGTCGTGACGCTGGCCGAGATCAAGGCCGACGACGGCAGTGCCTACCGCGCCTTCGTCACGCATACCGTCAATCCCTACGGCTTCCCGGCCAAAGACCGCAGCGGTCGCCTCGACCTGCTGGAGCCGCCGCATCTCGGCGCGCTGATCGCCAAGTGCGCGGGCGCATCGCCCGTCAGCGCCGCCACCCCCGCACACATCGAATCTCAGGAGTAATCGCAATGACCGCATGGAATGACTTCAACGACGCCGACGCCCAGCAATCCGGCTTCGACCTGATCCCCAAGGGCACCGTCGTCCCGGTGCGCATGACCATCAAGCCCGGTGGCTACGACGATCCCGATCAAGGCTGGGGCGGCGGCTACGCCACCGAGTCTTTCGAGACCGGCTCCATCTATCTCGCTGCTGAATTCGTGGTCACCGCTGGCGACCATGCCAAGCGCAAGATGTGGAGCAACATCGGCCTGCACTCCAAGAAGGGGCCGACCTGGGGCCAGATGGGGCGCAGCTTCATCCGTGCCGCGCTCAACAGCGCCCGCAACGTCCATCCGCAGGACAACAGCCCGCAAGCCGCCGCCGCGCGCCGCATCCAAGGCTTCCACGAACTGGACGGCATCGAGTTCCTCGCCCGTGTGGACGTCGAGAAGGACGCCAAGGGTCTGGATCGCAACGTCATCAAGCTCGCGGTCGAACCCGACCACCCCGAGTACGCCAAGCTCATGGGCGTGCCGCCCAAGGCCAAGACCGGTGGCGGCACCTCCGGCGCTCCGGCGCAAGCCACGCCGCCCTACACAGCCACCACGCCCGCGCCGCAACGCGCGCCTGTGACCGGCAAGCCCGCTTGGGCGCAGTGAGGGGGCGGATGAAATGCTGGGTCTGCAAACGACAGGCGCGCGGCTACGGCCACACCGATGGCCGGTTCAAGACCGCCGATCCGCGCCGCTACGTGCTGGACTGGGTGTTCTGCTCGCGCCGCTGTCAGGACGCCTTCCACATGCTCTACGGCAACTGGATGCGCGCGAAGGAAGACCGCATCGACAAGACGGAGGTCGCCATGATCGATCCGTCTGATATCGAACTGGCCGCGATGCGAAAGTGCCTCAAGGCCTTCGGCGAGGCTGCGGGCGAGATCGGCTTCGGCAAGCCCCTGGGTGACTACGCGGAGGCCGAGGCGCTCTCCGTCATCGACGCCATCGTCACCTGCTACACGGAGGCGATGGTCGAGCACCACGAGGCGACCAAGTTTCCGCCCGTGCGCGGCATGGCTCCGACGCCCGATCCGATGGCCAATCCCTTCGCCGATCTGGAGGACGACAAGTTCTGGGAGGCGAAGCCATGATGGACTTCAACTCCTCGTCCAGCCTGTCCGGCCAGATCACGGCACTGGTCGATCTCGGCATGCAACGCATCCGCGCGCAGCAACCCGCGCGCGGCTACCTCGGCGCGTCGCGTCTGGGCGCGGCCTGCGAGCGCGCCTTGCAGTTCGAGTACGCCAAGGCTCCGGTGGATCACGGGCGCGACACCGAAGGCCGGATGCTGCGCATCTTCGAGCGCGGCCACGTCATGGAGGACTGCATGGTGGCGTGGCTGCGCGACGCGGCCTTCGACCTGCGCACGCGCAAGCCCGACGGCGGGCAGTTCGGATTCTCCGACGCGCAGGGTCGGCTGCGCGGTCACGTCGATGGCGTGATCGTCGGCGGGCCGGAAGGTTTCCGCTATCCCGCGCTGTGGGAGAACAAGTGCCTCGGCGCGAAGTCGTGGCGCGAGTTGGAGACGAAAGGCCTCGCGGTGGCCAAGCCGGTGTACGCAGCGCAGGTGGCGCTCTATCAGGCGTACCTGCAACTGCACGAGCACCCGGCGCTGTTCACCGCGATCAACGCCGATTCGATGGAGATCTACGTCGAGCTGGTGCCGTTCGATGGCGCGCTCGCGCAGCGCATGACCGACCGCGCGGTCAAGGTCATCACTGCGACCGAAGCCGGTGAACTGCTGCCGCGCAGCTTCAACGACCCCACCCATTTCGAGTGCCGCATGTGCGCGTGGCAAGACCGCTGCTGGAGGACACCGACATGAACAACACACCCTTGAATCAAGTGCTTGGCGAGCAACTGATCGACGTGCGCCAAGCCGCGCTGATGTTCAACTTGCCGTCGTACTGGCTCTCGCAGGCCAAGGAACGCCAGCAGCGCCGCATTCCGCACTACCGCGTCGGCAAGCTCGTTCGCTTCAAGCCCAATGAACTGGAAGCGTGGATCGTCGCGCAGCAGTCCTCCGGCGAGGAGGCTGCGGATGCTTGATTTCAACGACACGCAAACGCCCGTTCCCCGTGACCTCGACGTCGAGCGCGAAGCCATCCGCGCCGAACTGCGCGCGCGTCTGGAGTCGGTACTGGCCGCGCTGTTCCCGGCAGGCAAGAAGCGCGGTGGCAAGTTCCTCGTCGGCGACGTCCTCGGTAGTCCGGGCGACAGCCTGGAGATCGTGCTCACCGGCGACAAGGCGGGCTTGTGGACGGATCGCGCCACGGGCGACGGCGGCGACATCTTCACGCTGATCGCCGCGCACCTCGGCATCGACGCCCACGCCAATTTCCCGCGCGTGCTCGATGCCGCGACCGAACTGCTCGGGCGCGCTCCGGCGGCACCGGCACGCAAGAGCAAGAAGGACGCGCCCGTCGACGACCTCGGCCCGGCCACCGCGAAGTGGGACTACCTCGATGCCTCCGGCAAGCTGATCGCGGTCGTCTACCGCTACGACCCGCCCGGCCGCAAGAAGGAGTTCCGCCCGTGGGACGCGCGCCGCCGCAAGATGGCTCCGCCCGATCCGCGCCCGCTCTACAACCAGCCGGGCGTGACCAGCGCCACGCAGGTGGTCTTGGTCGAAGGCGAGAAATGCGCGCAGGCGCTGATCGAGGCGGGTGTCGTTGCGACGACGGCGATGCACGGGGCGAACGCCCCGGTCGAGAAAACCGACTGGTCGCCACTGGCGGGCAAGGCCGTGCTGGTCTGGCCCGACCGCGACAAACCGGGCTGGGAGTACGCGACGCAAGCGGCTCAGGCCATCCTGTCGGCGAGCGCGAAGACCTGCCACATCTTGTACCCGCCCGAGGAAGCGGCGGACGGCTGGGACGCGGCGGACGCCGTGATGGAGGGCTTCGACGTCGCGGCCTTCCTCACCCACGGCCCGCGTCTCCAGATGCACGACGTCGCCGACGACGCCGAGCCGGTCGTCAGCAGCGACGAATCGGTGTGGGGCACGGAGGATGCGCTGGCGCTGGCCTTCACCCGGCGCTACCACCGCGACTGGCGCTACGTCGCCGCGTGGGGCCGCTGGCTGGTGTGGGACGGGCATCGCTGGCGCACCGAGGACACGCTCGCGGCCACCGACCTGATCCGCAGCGTGTGCCGTCACGCCGCCGTCCACGCCGACAACCCCAAGATTGCCGCCAAGCTGGCCAGCTCGGGCACGGTCGGCGGCGTGGAACGGCTGGCGCGCGCGGATCGCAGGCACGCGGCCACCACCGCCGAATGGGACGCCGATCCGTGGCTGCTCAACACGCCCGGCGGCGTGGTCGATCTCAAGACCGGCAGGCAGCGTGCGCACGACCGCGCCGACCGGATGACCAAGATCACCACGGCCACGCCAGGAGGCGACTGCCCGATCTGGCGGCAGTTCCTCGTCGAAATCACCGGCGACGACACCGAGCTGCAAGCCTACCTGCAACGGATGGCGGGCTACACGCTCACCGGCTCGACACAGGAGCACGCGCTGTTTTTCCTGTACGGCACGGGCGCGAACGGCAAGTCGGTGTTCGTCAACACGCTGGCCACGATCCTCGGCGACTACGCGACCAACGCGCCGATGGACACCTTCATGGAGACGCGCACCGACCGGCATCCGACCGACATGGCGGGCCTGCGCGGCGCGCGCTTCGTGTCCGCCATCGAAACCGAGCAAGGGCGGCGCTGGGCCGAATCCAAGGTCAAGAACCTCACCGGGGGCGACAAGATCTCCGCGCGCTTCATGCGGCAGGACTTCTTCGAGTTCTTCCCGCAGTTCAAGCTGGTCGTCGCGGGCAACCACAAGCCCGCCATCCGCAACATTGACGAAGCGATGAAGCGGCGGCTGCATCTGATCCCGTTCACGATCACCGTACCGCCCGAGCGCCGCGACAAGCATCTCCAGCAGAAGCTCTTGGCCGAGCGCGACGGCATCTTGGCGTGGGCGGTTCAGGGCTGTCTGGACTGGCAGCGTCTGGGCCGCCTCGATCCGCCGCAGCAGGTGCTCGAAGCGACCGAGGAGTATTTCGAGGCCGAGGACGCACTGGGCCGCTGGCTCGACGAACGCTGCGTGCGCGAAGCCAACGCGAAGTCGCTGACAGCCGAGTTGTTCAACGACTGGAAGCAGTGGGCCGATTCCGCTGGCGAGTTCATCGGCTCACAGAAGCGGTTCTCCGATCTGCTCATCACTCGGGGCGTCGAGAAGTGGCGCAACACGGCGGGCCTGCGTGGCTTCCGTGGTGTCGGCCTCAAGCATCCGCCCACGGCCGCTTACACCCCTTATGCCGACAACTGACCGCCATGCCGACACACCCGACTGACGGATTTGACGGACTACGTCATAACTCCTACGCGCGCGTGCGCGTGCGCGCACCTCATGGGGAGTTTCGATGTGATCCGTCCGATCCGTCAGTCCGAACCGAAACAAGGACTGCAACCATGACCACGACCATCCTCGCCCTCGATTTGGGCACCACCACCGGCTGGGCGCTGCGCGGCAGCGACGGCAACATCACCAGCGGCAGCGAGAGCTTCCGACCGCAACGCTTCGAAGGCGGCAGCATGCGCTTCCTGCGCTTCAAGCGTTGGCTCACGGAACTAAAGGCCGTGACCGACGGCATCGACGCGCTGCACTTCGAGGAGGTACGCCGCCACGTTTCGACCGACGCGGCGCACGCCTACGGCGGCTTCCTCGCCACCCTCACCGCGTGGTGCGAGCACCACCAGATCCCGTACCAGGGCGTGCCGGTCGGCACGATCAAGAAGCACGCCACGGGCAAAGGCAACGCAGGCAAGGACGAGGTGATAGCGGCGATCCGCGCGCGCGGCCACGCGCCGTCCGACGACAACGAAGCCGACGCACTGGCGCTGCTGCACTGGGCCATCGCGCAGCATGATCTGGAACAGGAGGCGTGAGATGAAGATTCCGACGCCCACCTATCGCTGTCCCTTGGGTCGCTTCCAGCCTGCGACCACCGACCTCGAATCGATGAAGCAACGGGGCTGGCGCGACCAACAGATCCTCGTGGTCAACGCCTCGGACGAACGCCTCGACTTCATCGAGCGCGAGTTCGTACGGCGCATCGGCGAACGGCTCTACGGACAAGGAGGCGCACATCATGGCTGACCGCTGCAACTGGACAATCGAAGACGTGGCCGCGCGCTTCGAGGAGGCGGCCAGCACCGGACGACGCCTGCCGCCCGTGCGCGTGCAGGGCTACTTCAACACCTGGCCGATCATCGTGCGCAAGGAGTGGGAAGCCTTCGCGGCCGACGAGAGGGTCTATCGACCTTTTCCGCCCAGTCCGGACGCCATCGAGCGGATGCTCGAGACGATGAAGTGGGTGCAGTGGCTGGAGGTCGAGCAGCGTCATCTCGTGTGGATGCGCGCCAAGCGCTACGGCTGGCGCGACATCACCATCCGCTTCGCCTGCGACCGCACGACGGCCTGGCGGCGCTGGCAGCGCGCCTTGCAGACGGTCGCCGACCAACTCAATGCCGTCGTCACGACGTAGGGTTTTGAGGTGATTTGGCGCGGGTGGGCGGCAATGCGCGGACACTTGCGGCAGTGAGCGGTTTTTGACCCTGCAACAAATCACCCCGGTCAGGGGTAGTATTTCAGCTATCTTCTGGACAGCGGTGACGGTCGAGGGAATGGCCCGAGGAAAAGGGGTCCTTCCTCCCGAAAGTCCAATGCGGGGGGCGCGAGCGCGGCGCTTTTCTAGCGTCAGAGTGCGAACCGAGGTTCGCACGGTTCGCAGGTTCGCACCCCGTCCAGTTCGCACTTCACACTCCAACCCGCCCACGGCGTCGTCCGTCGGCGGGTTTCGTTTTTGGCTGCGCCGAAACGGTGCTGCGCTTGTTTTCTGGAACCCACACCTTGAACCCTTTGAACGTCGAGTACCGCAAGGTCGAGACGCTGATTCCCTACGCCCGCAATCCGCGCACGCACACCGAGGCGCAGATCGCCAAGATCGCGGCCAGCATCGTCGAGTACGGCTGGACGAACCCGATCCTGGTCGATGGCGGCAACGGCATCATTGCGGGCCACGGGCGTCTGGCCGCCGCGCGCAAGCTCGGCTTGGCCGAAGTGCCGGTGATCGAACTGGCACACCTGAGCACGGCGCAAAAGCGCGCCTACGTCATCGCCGACAACCGGCTGGCACTGGATGCGGGCTGGGACGAGGAAATGCTGGCGCTGGAGCTGGCCGAGCTGTCCGAGGCCGGATACGAGCTGGCGCTCACCGGCTTCGAGGACGCCGAGCTGCGAGACCTGCTGGCAAGCGCCGAAGTCCCGGACGCGGGCGAACAACAGGACGACGCGGCGGACGACGCCGACGACGTGCCGGAAGCTCCGGCCACGCCGGTGTCCCGCGTGGGCGACGTCTGGGCCATCGGCGCGCATCGCCTGATCTGCGGCGACGCCGCCGATGCCGACGTGGTCGCCACGCTGATGGCGGGCGAGCAAGCGGCGCTGTGCTTTACCTCGCCACCCTACGGCAACCAGCGCGACTACACCACCGGCGGCATCGCGGATTGGGATGTGCTGATGCGCGGCGTATTCGCGCAATTGCCGATGGTGGGCGACGGCCAGGTGCTGGTCAACCTCGGCCTGATCCACCGCGACAATGAGTTCGTCCCATATTGGGAGGCGTGGATCGGCTGGATGCGGACGAAGGGTTGGCGGCGCTTCGGCTGGTACGTCTGGGATCAGGGGCCGGGAATGCCCGGCGACTGGGCGGGCCGCTTCGCGCCCAGCTTCGAGTTCGTGTTCCATTTCAATCGCGCCAGCCGCAAGCCCAACAAGATCGTGCCCTGCAAGTTCGCCGGGCAGGAAACGCACCTGCGCGCCGATGGTTCCTCCACCGCGATGCGCGGCAAGGATGGCGAAGTCGGCGGCTGGACGCATGCGGGCCAGCCGACGCAGGACATGCGCATCCCCGATTCGGTGATCCGCGTGATGCGTCACAAGGGCAAGATCGGCGAAGGCATCGACCATCCCGCCGTATTCCCGGTCGCGCTGCCACAGTTCGTCATCAAGGCGTTCAGCGACACGGGCGATCTGGTGTTCGAGCCGTTCGGCGGCAGCGGCAGCACGATGCTGGCCGCACAGCGCACCGGGCGCGTCTGCCGCTCGGTGGAGATTGCGCCGGAGTACGTCGATGTCGCCATCCGACGCTTCCGGCAGAACCACCCGGAGGTGGCGGTCACGCTGCTGGCCACGGGTCAGACCTTCGACGAGGTCGAGGGCGAGCGTATCGAGGAGGTCGTGGCATGACGCTCTCGTGGCTCGCCGACAAGATCGAACGATGGCCGACCGCCAAGCTCGTGCCCTATGCCCGCAACGCGCGCACGCACAGCGACGCGCAGGTGGCGCAGATCGCCGCCAGCATCGCCGAGTTCGGCTTCACCAACCCCATCCTCGCGGGCAGCGACGGCGTGATCGTCGCCGGTCATGGGCGGCTCGCCGCCGCGCAGAAACTCGGCCTCGAGATGGTGCCGGTGGTCGTGCTCGACCATCTGACGCCGACGCAGCGCCGCGCGCTGGTGATCGCGGACAACCGCATCGCCGAGAACGCCGGGTGGGACGACGAACTGCTGCGCATTGAGCTGGAAGCCTTGCAGGACGAAGGCTTCGACCTCGATCTGACCGGCTTCGACGCCGATGCGCTGGCCGAATTGCTGGCGGGCGATGAACCGGATGGCGAAGGCGAAACCGATGACGATGCGGTGCCGGAGGTCAGCGAGACGCCGGTCTCGCGCCCGGGCGACGTCTGGCTGCTCGGCGGCCATCGACTGCTATGCGGCGACGCCACCGTGGCCGCGAGCTACGGCACCTTGCTCGACGGCGAGCCGGTGGACATGGTGTTCACCGATCCGCCGTACAACGTGAACTACGCCAACAGCGCGAAGGACAAGCTGCGCGGCAAGGATCGCGCAATCTTGAACGACAACCTCGGCGACGGCTTCCACGATTTCCTGCTCGCCGCGCTGACGCCGACCATCGCCCACTGTCGTGGCGCGATCTACGTGGCGATGTCGTCCAGCGAACTGGACACGCTGCAATCGGCCTTCCGCGCGGCGGGCGGCCACTGGTCGACCTTCATCATCTGGGCGAAGAACACCTTCACGCTGGGTCGCTCCGACTACCAGCGTCAGTACGAGCCGATCTTGTACGGATGGCCCGAGGGCGGCGAACGCCACTGGTGTGGCGACCGCGATCAGGGCGACGTGTGGCAGATCAAGAAGCCGCAGAAGAACGACCTGCACCCGACGATGAAACCGGTGGAGCTGGTCGAGCGCGCGATCCGCAATTCGAGCCGCCCCGGCAACGTAGTGCTCGATCCCTTCGGCGGCTCCGGCACGACGTTGATCGCCGCCGAGAAATCGGGGCGGTTGGCGCGCTTGATCGAACTCGACCCCAAGTATGTCGATGTGATCGTGCGCCGCTGGCAGGACTGGACCGGAGACCAAGCCACCCGCGAATCCGATAGGGTGGCGTTCGACGATCTGTCAGGACTCGGGGAAACTCGGGTAGAGGTCGCCACTGCTGATATCGGCAACGTAAGTGACGTTGCGGAATTCGTCGGCGTGGTCGGCAAGGATGACGCCGCCGACTGACTGAATTGCCACACCGTACTTGCGGGTGAGCGCAGTCAGTTCGGCGACGAACTTGTCGTAGTTGGCTTCGATGGTCAGGTTGGTGGTAACTGCGGCCATGTCGTTCTCCTCAGGCGGCGAGTTCTTCTTCGACGATCTCGCAGTGAATCACGAAGCCCGTCAGATAAGGCAGGCCGCGCGGGATGCCGTAGTCTTTGCTGGTCTGGCGTCCGATCTTCCAGCCCATCCACTGCTCGGTGGCGGCGTGGATCGCGTCCGTCAGAGCGCGACCGGCATGCATCTGGTTCAGGACATCGTCCGCGAAGTGGCGTCCGTGCCGGCTGTCGAGGAAGATCCGCACCGATTCGAGGGGCTGGCCGGTGGCGTCCGAAATGGCGTTCAAGGCCAAGGGCCATGAGGCGCTGGCGTGTTCGTTCATCGTGCCCCAAAAGCCCCAGGCGTCATTCTGGGTGGCGGGGATTTGCTGCTTGCGGGTCATCTTCGGCTCCGGCGGGTTGATCGTGGCGACGCGCGTAGTAACGCGCTGTTCGATTGAGAAGCCAAGCGCCGCTTGGCCTCTTTCTCGATCTTTCTGATCAGGCGATCCGGTAGATTCGCTCACCACCTTCCGGCTTGTCCGAGGTGATGGTCAGGCCCAGCTTCTTCTTGAAGGCCCCGGCGAAGGTGCCGCGCACTGTGTGCGCCTGCCAGCCGGTGGTATCGCAGATCTGGCGGATGGTCGCGCCCTCGGGGCGCTTGAGCATCCGGATGACCTCGGCCTGCTTGCTGTTCTCGCGGGTGCGCGGCGTGGTCTTGGCCTCCTGCTTCCACGTGGCTTCGGCGGCGATGACGTCCTGCTCCAGTTCGGCGTCGAACTGGGCCGTCGGCTGCTGGACGCCGGGACGCGGCATGCCCAGCGCATCGTAACCCTCGGCGGCGATGCGCCAGCCCTCGCCGTCGGGCGTGATGAGGGCGCGGTTGAACATTCCTTCCAGCACCTTCTTGCGCGCGCCGCCTTTGACGTTGTCGGGGAACCACTCGATCTTGCCGTCGCTGGAGTGGATGGCCTTGGCGAGGATGGCGTGCTGGGCTGGGGTCAGTTGGATGGTGCTCATGGTCAGTTCCTTTGCAGTGGTTGATTGGGATCGTGATGAACGCGCTGTTCGCCGGTGAAGCCAAGCTCTTCCTGGTTCAGCGCCTGCGGAGCGACGAGATGCCCGCTTCGGCCAGTTCAAGGGCGGCGGCATGGAACGCGGTTTCCGCGATCCAGGGTGCGTCCCGAGCGTCATCCAGCAGTTGATTGACGACCGCCTTGGCTCGTGCGCGCATCGAAGCGCAAGCGGCTTCGAGGTCGGCATTGCTGGCGGCGGCGACCTCGTTGCGGCAGGCGCGCACCAAGACCGTCATGGCGGCTTCGGCGAGCTTGACTGCAAGGGTGTCGGGGGCTGGGTTGTTCATCGTTTGTCCTTTCGACGTGGTTGATGGCGTGACGTGATGAACGCGCTGTTCCCGATGGAAGCCAAGCTCTTTCTCGACGAAGGACGAAGACATGATTGAAGGTGCCGATGGGAATCTCGATTCGCGCCTACGCGCGTCACCGTGGCGTCTCCGACGCAGCAGTGCGCAAGGCCATCGCCGCCGGGCGCATCACGCCGGAGGCGGACGGAACCCTTGATCCGCAGCGCGCCGACGCCGAGTGGGCGCGCAACACCGAAGCGCCGCGCACCGGCACGCGCGCCCGCGCTGTCAAGGCCGCCGTGCCGCCGGAAACCGCCACCGCCGCGCCTGTGGGCGACGGTCAGGCCGCCTTGCCCACCGGCGGCACGTCGCTGCTGCAAGCGCGCACCGTCAACGAGGTGGTCAAGGCGCAGACGAACAAGGTGCGGCTGGCCCGGCTCAAGGGCGAGCTGGTCGACCGCAACCAGGCCATCGCCCACGTCTTCAAGTTGGCGCGCGCCGAACGCGATGCCTGGCTCAACTGGCCCGCGCGCATCTCGGCGCAGATGGCGGCGCGGCTGGCGGTCGATCCGCACACGATGCACGTGGCCCTCGAAGCCGCCGTGCGTGAGCACCTGCAGGAACTGGGCGATCTGCGCCCAAGAGTGGATTGATCGGGGACTGATGGACGTCGATTACGAAGGCGCTGCCGAAATCGAACGCGCATGGCGCGAGGGCTTGACGCCCGATCCACTGCTCACCGTGTCGGAGTGGTCGGATCGGCACCGGATGCTTTCCAGCAAGGCGTCCGCCGAGCCGGGCCGCTGGCGCACCAGCCGCACTCCCTACCTGAAGGCCATCATGGATTGCCTGTCCCCGACCTCGCCGGTCGAGCGCGTGGTGTTCATGAAGGCTGCCCAGCTCGGCGCGACCGAGATGGGATCGAACTGGATCGGCTACGTCATCCACCATGCGCCGGGCCCGATGATGGCGGTCTGGCCAACGGTCGAGATGGCCAAGCGCAACTCCAAGCAGCGCATCGACCCGCTGATCGAGGAATCGGGCGTGCTGGCCGAGCTGATCGCTCCGGCTCGCTCGCGCGATTCGGGCAACACGATTCTGGCCAAGGAGTTTCGCGGCGGCGTGCTGGTGATGACCGGCGCGAACAGCGCGGTCGGCCTGCGCTCGATGCCGGTGCGCTACCTGTTCCTCGACGAGGTGGACGGCTACCCGCTGGACGTCGAGGGCGAAGGCGACGCGATCTCGCTGGCGGAGGCGCGCACGCGCACCTTCGCGCGCCGGAAGATCTTCATCGTTTCCACGCCGACGATCTCGGGCGCATCGGCCATCGAGCGCGAGTACGAGGCCAGCGACCAGCGTCGCTACTTCGTGCCGTGCCCGCATTGCTCGCACCGGCAGTGGCTGCGCTTCGAGCAGTTGCGCTGGGACAAGGGCGCGCCGGAGACGGCGGCCTATGTCTGCGAATCCTGCGACACCGCGATTGCGGAGCACCACAAGACGTGGATGCTCGAACACGGCGAGTGGCGCGCGATGGTCGAGGACGGTGCGCCGCGCACGGCGGGCTTTCACCTGTCCTCGCTCTACAGCCCGGTCGGCTGGCGCACGTGGCGCGACATCGCCGCCGCGTGGGAAGCGGCGGTCAGCAAGGAATCCGGTTCCGCTGCCGCGATCAAGACCTTCAAGAACACCGAACTCGGCGAAACGTGGGTCGAGGAAGGTGAAGCGCCCGACTGGCAGCGGCTGGTCGAACGCCGCGAGGACTACCGCATCGGCAGCGTGCCATTGGGCGGTCTGCTGCTGGTGGGCGGCGCGGACGTGCAGAAGGATCGCATCGAAGTCTCGGTCTGGGCCTTCGGACGCGGTAAGGAAGCATGGCTCGTCGAGCACCGCGTGCTGATGGGCGACACCGCGCGTGAGCAGGTGTGGAAGCGTCTGGCCGAGATGCTCGACGAAACCTGGACGCACGCCACGGGCGCGGCGATGCCGCTGGCACGCTTCGCGCTCGACACCGGCTTTGCGACGCAGGAAGCCTACGCCTTCGTGCGCGCCTGCCGCGATGCGCGCGTGATGGCCGTCAAGGGCGCATCGCGCGGCGCGGCGCTGATCGGCACGCCGACGGCGGTCGATGTCTCTCGTGACGGGAAGAAGCTGCGCCGTGGCATCAAGGTATTCACCGTCGCGGTCGGCATCGCCAAGCTGGAGCTTTACAACAACCTGCGCAAGGCGGCCAAGGTCGGCGAGGACGGCGTCACCACGACGTTCCCCGCAGGCTTCGTCCACCTGCCCAAGATCGACGCGGAGTTCACCCAGCAGCTCTGCGCCGAACAACTGATCACTCGCCGCGACCGCAACGGCTTCCCCGTGCGCGAATGGCAAAAGATGCGCGAGCGCAACGAGGCGCTCGACTGCTACGTCTATGCCCGCGCCGCCGCAGCGGCGGCGGGCCTGGATCGCTTCGAGGAGCGTCACTGGCGCGAACTGGAGCGACAACTCGGCATGGAGCGTCCACCGGACGATTCGCCGCCGCTCGAACCGACACATCCCAACGAGGCCACCCACAGCGGTGGCCTTTCTGCTTCTGGAACCCGCAACGGCAACCGGCGCGTGATCAAGAGCCGCTGGCTGACCCGATGAGAGAAGACCTTTGGCCTACACCACCACCCAACTCGATGCACTCAAGCGCGCGCTGGCCACTGGCGAGCGCCGCGTGAGCTTCGGCGACAAGACGGTCGAGTACCGCTCGGTCGAGGAACTGCAGGTCGCCATTCGCACCGTCGAAGCGGAACTTGCGCGCAGCGTCGGTCGGAGCACCAAGCGTCAGATCCGTGTCACCACGGGCAAGGGCTTTTGACATGGCGTGGTTCTCCCAAACCGTGCGCCGCCTGTTCGGCCAATCGCCCGTCCACGAAGCCTCTGGCCGTGGCCGCCGCGCGCTGGCGTGGATGCCCGGCAATCCCGGCGCGGTCGCCGCGATGCTGGCCACCCACACCGACCTGCGCGTCAAGAGCCGCGACCTCGTGCGCCGCAATGCGTGGGCGCAGGCCGCGCTCGACGCCTTCGTCGCCAACGCGGTCGGAACCGGCATCAAGCCGCAGAGCCTGTCGGACGACGAAGACTTCAAGGCCGACGTGCAGGCGCTGTGGCGCGACTGGACCGAGGAAGCCGACGCGGCGGGCCAAACCGATTTCTACGGCCTGCAAGCCTTGGCCTGCCGTTCGATGCTCGAAGGCGGCGAATGCCTGATCCGGTTGCGACCGCGCCGTGTCGAGGATGGATTGGCCGTGCCCTTGCAGCTTCAACTGCTGGAGTCGGAGCACCTGCCGATCTACCTCAACACCGATCTGCCCTCCGGCAACGTGGTGCGATCGGGCATCGAGTTCGATGCACTGGGCCGCCGTGTGGCCTATCACTTGTACCGCTCGCATCCGGAGGATGGTCGGCTCGCGCCGATGTCGGGCCAGGGCGGGATGGAGACCGTGCGCGTGGACGCGCGCGAGGTCATCCACCTCTACCGCGTGCTGCGTCCCGGCCAGATCCGCGGCGAGCCGTGGCTGTCGCGCGCGCTGGTCAAGCTCAACGAACTCGACCAGTACGACGACGCCGAACTGGTGCGCAAGAAGACCGCCGCGATGTTCGCGGGCTTCGTCACGCGCCAGAACCCCGAGGACAATTTGATGGGCGAAGGCCCGGCCGATGGCGATGGCATCGCGCTCGCCGGGCTGGAGCCGGGTACGCTGCAGATTCTGGAGCCGGGCGAGGACATCAAGTTCTCCGATCCGGCGGACGTGGGCGGCTCGTATTCGGAGTTCCTGCGCACGCAGTTCCGCGCGGTCGCCGCCGCCATCGGCATCACCTACGAGCAACTGACCGGCGACCTGACGGGCGTGAACTACTCGTCCATCCGCGCCGGACTGCTTGAGTTCCGCCGCCGCTGCGAGATGGTGCAGCACTCGGTGCTGGTCCATCAAATGTGTCGCCCGGTGTGGGCAACGTGGATGAAGCAGGCCGTGCTCGCGGGTGCGCTCGAAGCCCCGGGTTTCGCGCGCGGTGGGCCGGCGCGCCGCCGCCAGTACCTCGCCGTGAAGTGGATTCCGCAGGGCTGGCAGTGGGTCGATCCCGAGAAGGAATACAAGGCCATGCTGCTGGCGATCCGTGCGGGCCTGATGAGCCGCTCGGAAGCCATCTCGGCCAACGGCTACGACGCCGAAGACGTCGACCGCGAGATCGCCGCCGACAACAAGCGCGCCGACGACCTCGGCCTGATCTTCGATTCCGACCCTCGCTACACGTCGAAGGACGGCGCGAATGTGCGTGATGGGGCGGAACCCAACCGCAACGCCATCGCGCCCGACGCCACCGGCGGCGACTCCTCCGCCTGACCGCTTTCCCCGAAGGATTCCCATGACCGTGCTGCCTCATCTGGCGGCGCGCCTGTTCGGCGTGCCGCTGGCGATTCATCGCCCGAAACTCGACGTCATCCTCTCCGTGCTCGGCGCGCGCATCGGCCTCGCCGATCTCGCCGCGCCCGTGGGTTACACACCTGCGGCGCGCGCACCGACGCCCGTCAACGGCAAGGTCGCCGCCATCCCGATCCACGGCACGCTGGTGCGACGTACCTCTGGCCTCGAGGCCGAGTCGGGCCTCGCCAGCTATTCCGGCATCGCCGCGCAACTAGACGCCGCGCTGGCCAGCCCCGAGGTCGCGGCCATCCTGCTCGACGTCGATTCGCCCGGCGGCGAATCCGGCGGCGTGTTCGATCTGGCCGACCGCATTCGCGCGGCGGCGCAGGTGAAGCCGGTCTGGGCCGTGGCCAACGACATGGCGTTCTCGGCCGCCTACGCGCTGGCGTCCGCCGCCACCCGCGTGTTCGTCGCGCGCACCGGTGGCGTCGGTTCGATTGGCGTCATCGCCATGCACGTCGATCAGTCCGTGAAGGACGCGAAGGACGGCGTTCGCTACACCGCCGTGTTCGCGGGCGAGCGCAAGAACGACCTCAACCCGCACGAGCCGATCTCCGACGAAGCGCACACCGTTCTGAGGACCGAGGTGCATCGCATCTACGACCTGTTCGTCGAGACGGTCGCGCGCCATCGCGGCCTCGACGCCGATGCCGTGCGCGCCACCGAAGCGGGTCTGTTCTTCGGCCCGGATGCCGTCGCCGCCGGACTGGCCGACACCGTCGGCGGTTTCGACGACGCGCTCGCCCAGCTCACGCAATCCCTTTCCCCACTCCCGACTCAGGTGGCTCCGGCCAGCCAAGCGGGCTTTCTTCGCAACCACCCGATGGAGTCTTCCATGAATGAACGATCCGACCCCGCTGCTCTTGATCGGCCTCTTGCTGATCCTGCTAGCAGTCCTCCTCAACCGTCCGCCGCCACCGCGCTGAGCGTGGCCGACGCCATCGAGATCGCGCAGACCTGCACGCTCGCCGGTCGCGCTGACCTGATCGCGGGCTTCCTCGAAACCAACACCGCGCCCGCCCAGGTGCGCAGCCGACTGCTCGCGGCGCAGGCCGAGGCCAGCCCCGAAATCGTCAGCCGCATTGCGCCCGATGCCGCGCGCCCTGCGGCCAGCAATCCGCTGATCGACGCGGCCAAGCAGCTCGCGGCCCAGTCCACCAAGAAGGAGATCTGAAATGTCCGTTCTCGCCGAACCGCTGAATCTGGGCGACCTGCTCAAGTTTGAGGCGCCCAACCTCTACTCGCGCGACCGCGTCACGGTCGCCGCCGGCCAGAACCTCCCGCTGGGCGCGGTCATCGGCATCGTCACCGCCACCGGAAAAGTCACACGGATCGACCCGCCCGCCACCGACGGCACGCAGGTCGCCGCCGGCGTGCTGCTGCAAGCTTGCGACGCGACGCTCGCCGACCGCGACGACGGCCTGATCATCGCGCGCCACGCCATCGTCGCCGACCACGCGCTCGTGTGGCCCGAGGCCATCACCAACGCCGAAAAACTCACCGCCGTCGCGCAGCTCAAGGCGCTGGGTGTGCTCGTCCGTCAAGGAGCCTGACCATGAACAACCCCTTCAGCAATCCCGCGTTCTCGATGGCCGCACTGACCGCCGCCATCAACATCCTGCCCAACCGCTACGGGCGTCTGGAAGAACTGAACCTGATGCCGGCGAAGCCGGTGCGTCAGCGCCAAATCGTCGTCGAGGAAATGAACGGCGTGCTCAACCTGCTGCCGACGCTGCCGCCGGGTTCGCCCGGCACGGTCGGCGTGCGCGGCAAGCGCAAGCTGCGCTCCTTCGTCGTGCCGCACATCCCGCACGACGACGTGGTGCTGCCCGAGGAGGTGCAAGGCATCCGCGCCTTCGGTTCTGAAACCGAAACCGAGACGGTCGCGGGCGTGGTCGCGCGCCATCTGGAGACGATGCGCAACAAGCACGCGATCACGCTGGAGCACCTGCGTGTCGGCGCGCTCAAGGGCGTGATCCTCGACGCGGACGGCTCGGTGCTCTACGACCTGTTCGATGCCTTCGAGATCGCGCAGCAGACGGTGTCCTTCGAGCTAGGCACGGCGGGCACCAACGTCAAAGCCAAGTGCGGCACGGTGCTGGCGACCATCGAGGAAAACCTCAAGGGCGAGTTCATGAACGGCGTCCACTGCCTGTGCTCGCCGGAGTTCTTCGCCGCGCTCACCGGCCACGCCAAGGTCGAGAAGGCGTTCGAGAACTGGCAGAACGGCGCGATCCTCATCAACGACATCCGTCGCGGCTTCACCTACGGCGGCATCACCTTCGAGGAGTACCGGGGCCAGGCTACGGACGCCAGCGGCACCGCGCGCCGCTTCATCGCCGCCGGTGAGGCGCACGCCTTTCCGCTGGGCACCATCGACACCTTCGGCACCTACTTCGCGCCAGCGGACTTCAACGAGACCGTCAACACGGTCGGCCAGCCACTGTATGCCAAGCAGGAGCCGCGCAAGTTCGACCGGGGCACGGACCTGCACACCCAATCGAACCCGCTGCCCATGTGCCACCGCCCGGGCGTGCTGGTGAAGCTGACCGTCTAATGGTGCGCGTCGAGGAGCTGTACGCGGCGGCCGCGAACGCGGGGCTGCTGGTGGATGCAGAGGTCGGCGGGCAGATCGTCATGGTGGACTTCCTTGCCCCGGACGAGACCGTGCTCGACGGCCTCGCGCTCTCAACCGATTACACGATGCGCTTCCCCGCCTCGGCTCTGCCCGATCTGGCCGTGGGCCAGGTCGTGAGCATCGGCGGCACGAACTACCGCGTGCGCGACGTGCGGGCCATCGGTGATGGCAGCGAGCGGCGCGCCGATCTCACCCGCATTTGAGGAATCACCCCATGAACTCCATCCGCGAGCGCATCTTGCGGGAGGTCGTGGCACGCCTGTCGGCCGCCGTCGCACCCGTTCCGGTGCTGCGGCAACCGACCGTGCCGGTCACCCGCGACGCGAGCCCCGCGCTGCTGCTCTTCGTCGAGAGCGACCGCATCACCGGCTACGCCAACCACCTCGTCGACCGGGTGCTGACGCTGCGCCTCACCGTGGTGGCACGCGGCGACGACGCCTTCGACCAGGCCGACCGGACGATGGTGGCCGCCCATGCGGCGCTGATGCCTGACCCGAGCCTCGGCGGCCTCGCGCTGCTGTTGCACGAGGTCGATGCCGAGTGGGATGCCGAGGATGCCGACGCTGGCGCCATCGCGCTGCCGGCCCGCTACGAGATCCGCTACCGCACCCATGCCATGGACCTGACCCAGAAAGGATGACTTGCCATGACCGTTGAACTCATCAAACCCCACACCCATGCCGGCGTGCAGTGCGTCCCCGGCACGCGCCTCGATGTCGACGAGGCCACCGCACGCTGGCTGATCGAACGCGGCGTCGCCAAACCTACCGAGGCGCCCGATGAGCCGGGCGTCAAACCGCAATCCACCGCACGCAAGGGAGACTGACCATGCCGTATTTCTCTGGACAAGGCCGTGTCTACATCGGCGCCCGCGACGCTGCCGGCAACCCGCAAGGGCTGAATTTCGTCGGCAACGTGCCCGAACTCAAGGTCTCGCTGTCAGTGGAAACGCTGGAACATCAGGAATCGACCAGCGGCCAGCGCCTGACCGATCTGCAACTGATCAAGACCAAGAAGGGCGAATTCGCCTGCACGCTGGAGGAACTGATCGCAGTGAACCTGTCGCTCGCGCTCTATGGCACGACTGTCGAGCAGACCAGCGGCACGGTTACCAGCGAGGCGTTGCCCAACCCAGTCACCGCAGGAAGTCTCTACCTGCTGGCCAAGCAGAACGTCTCGTCGGTGGTGGTCAAGGACTCCTCGGCCACCCCCAAGACGCTGCCGGCCGTGCAGTACAGCCTCAACGCCAAGCACGGCTCGCTGTCGATCACCGACAAGACCACGGGCGGGCCCTTTGTGGAGCCGTTCAAGGTCGACTACGCCTACGGCGCGGCCCAATCGACGGCGCTGTTCACCCAGCCGCTGCCCGAGCGCTGGGTGCGTTTCGAGGGCTTGAACACCGCCGACAGCAACCGCGAGGTGGTGATCGATCTGTACCGCGTGGCCATCAACCCGGCCAAGGAGCTGTCGATCATCACCGAGGAGTTGCTGAAGTTCGAACTCTCCGGACAGGTGCTGGCCGATACGCAGAAGTCCGCCACGGGCGACCTGGGCCAGTTCGGCCGCATCGTCCTGCTGTAAGGAGCCGCCATGACATCCTCCGATCTCGATGTGCTCGTGCCGCAGGCTCAAGTGCTGGAACTGGCCGGGCAGCGCCTGACGATCAGCCCGCTGGTCGTCGGCGAACTGCCGGCGATGCTCAAGGCGGTGCGGCCTTTCGCAGAGCAACTTGCCGGCGAGCCCGACTGGCTGGCCTTGCTCTGCGATCACGGCGATGCCTTGCTCACCGCATTGGCACTGGCCAGTCGCCAGCCACGCGAGTGGGTGGACGCCTTGGCGCTCGACGACGCGATCACGCTGGCCGCCGCCGTGTTCGAGGTGAATGCCGATTTTTTCGTGCGCCGGGTCGCGCCGAAGGTCGGCGATCTGGCGCAGAGCCTGAACGGCCGACTGGCTGGATCGACGCCGTCGCCCGCCTGATCCGTAGCGGCCACCGTTACCCGGACATCCTGGATTACACGCTGGGTCAGGTGAACGCTTTCCTGGCTGCCGACCGCCACCTCGAATGCGAGCGCCTTTCCAGCCAGTTGGCGGTCATGACCGCCGCCGCTCAAGGCAGCCGCGACGGCATCCGCCAGCTCCAGGCCGAACTCCATCAGGGAATGCGCGATGAAGATCGATCTGGTCGCTGAGGGCCTGCTGGACCGGCGGCGCTTCAAGGCCTGGCAGGCCGATACCCACAAGGCGATCCACGCGGCCGTCGTCCGCGCGATGCGTGACAGCGGCAAGGAAATGGCGGAACGGGTACGCGGCGACATACGTACCAGCTTCCGGACGGTCAGCCCAAAGTTCCTGCGCTCGATGCACGCCAAGGTGTTCGACCGCAAAACCGATGAGTTCCCGGCGCTCTACCTCGGCTCGAAGGTGCCGTGGCTCGGCATCCACGAGCAAGGCGGAACGATCCGGGGGCGGATGCTGATCCCGCTGCTGCCGCAGCACCGGCGAATTGGGCGCAAGGCCTTCGCGCGGGTGATCGATGCACTGATGCGATCTGGCAACGCCTGGTTCGTCGAGAAGAACGGCCAGCAGATCCTGATGGCCGAGAACCTTGCCGAGAACGCCCGGCCGCTCGCGCGTTTTCGCCGCGCCGAGCGGGAGCGGTCGGGTGCGAAGCGGCTGCGGCGCGGACAGGAGATTCCCATTGCCGTGCTGGTACGGCGCGTGAGCTTGAGAAAACGATTCGATCTCGCCCGTTCGGTGCGGGTCGAGCTTCCCCGCCTGACGGCGGCGATCCGAAAGGCAATGGCGAAGGTTTGAACGATGGCGAACAACCGTGCCCAGATCCTCATCACTGCAGTCGATGAGACGCGACGGGCTTTTCAGTCGATCAATGGCAGCCTGTCTCAGTTGCGCGACCAAGCCGGTCAGGTCGGCGCGGTCCTGTCCCGTATCGGCGGGGCCATTGGGATCGGCCTGGGCGTGCGCGAACTGGTGGAGGTCGCCGACCAGTACAAGAGTCTGCAGGCGCGCCTCAAGCTCGCGGTGACCTCGCAGGAGGAGTTCAACCGCGCCGACGCTGACCTCTTCGAGATCGCCCAGAAGAACCGTGCGCCGCTGGCAGAGACCGTCACGCTCTACGCGCGGCTCGCGCCGTCGGTACAGGCGCTCGGGCGTTCGCAGGCGGACGTGCTGGCGGCGACCGACGCCATCGGCCAGGCGGTGTCCCTGTCCGGTGCATCCAGTGAGGCGGCGGCCGGCGCGCTGCTGCAGTTGGGGCAGGCCTTCGCCTCGGGGCAACTGCGCGGCGAGGAATTCAATTCGGTCATCGAGCAGACGCCGCGTCTGGCGCAGGCCATCGCCGATGGGATGGGCGTGCCGCTGGGCTCGCTACGGGCCCTGGCGCAGGAAGGCAAGATCACGTCCAAGGCCGTGCTCGACGCCTTGCTCAAGCAGCGTGGCCGGCTCGCCGAGGAGTACGGCAGCCTGCCCGATACGGTGTCGGGTGCGCTCACCCGCCTGAAGAATGCCTTCCAGCGCGCCTTCGGCGAGCGGGATGCCAATTCGGGGCTGACCGCTGGCCTCGCGCAGGCACTCCAGCTCGTGGCCCAGCATCTGGAACTGCTGATCAATCTGGCCGGCGTCGTACTGGTCGCCGCCTTCGGCCGGATGGCAGGTGCGTTCGCGACCAGTGTTGCCGCCGCCCGCGCCGAAGCGGCGGCACGGCTCGCCAACCTGCGCACGATCGAAGCCGAGGCACTGGCCCGGGTGCGCGTGGCCGATGCCGCTCTGGCTCAGGCGCGGACGCAAGGCATCGCCACCGGCGCGCTGGTCGCCGACGCAGCCAAGGCCCGGCTGCAAGCCACCGCCGCCACCAACGCCGTGACGCAGGCCGTCGCTTCCACGTCGCTGCTTGGCCGCGCTGCCGGTCTGTTGCGCGGGGTGCTCGCGCTCCTGGGCGGCCCCATTGGCGTCATCGTGACCACGGTGACGCTGCTGGCTGGGGCGCTCTATTCGGCGCGCAATGCGGTGGTGGAGTTCGGCGGCAAGACCGCGTCGATCAAGCAGATCGTCGTCGCCACCTGGGACTTGGTCGTCGATAAGGTCGGCGAAGTCGTCGGCGCCTTGGGGCGGCTGGTCGGTGCCAACGACCTCTCCTGGGCCCGCGTGCGCGAGGTGATGGTCAGCGCCATCAAAACCATCGGGTCGGCCGTCCGCACGATGGTCAATGGCGTCATCGGCGCGTTCAACGCTGTTGGCAGTGTCGCGGGCATCACGGCCGCCTTCCTGGTCGAGCGTTTCCGCCATGCCTTCTCCGACATCGGGGAACTGGCACAGGCTCTGGGCCAGGACGTGGCCGCCGCTTTCGGTGGCGATTTCTCGATGCAGTCGCTGCGCGCCGTCCTCGGTCGCCGACTCGACGAAATGCGCGACTTCGGCAAGGACCTCGCGGGAACCGTGCGCGACGCCGTGACGCGCGACTACGTCGGGGAAGCCGCTCAGGCCATTGCTGGCCGCATCCGACCAGAAAAGACTCAGCCCGACGTCTTCGGCCGTCCGCAACCGCGGGCCAAGCCAGCACCTGACAAGGGCGTCGAGGCCGCCAAGCTCGCTCTCGCGCAAGCCCAGGCCGATGCAGAACTCAAGATCCTCAAGGACGCGCTGGATCGCCAGGCGCGCACCCTGGACGCGGCGCTCGAAGACCGGCTGATCTCGCTGAAGGACTACTACGCCGCCAAGACCCGGATCGAGCAGCAGGAGATTGACGCGGAAATCCGCCGCGCGCAGGTATCGCTCGCGGAACAGAAACGCTTGGTCAAGACGGGCAAGGACGAACCCACCCGCCTCAAGGCGAAGGCCGAGGTCGCCAAGCTCGAGGCGGATCTGATCGGCCTCAACAACAAGCGCGCTGACGCTGAAGTCGCCAATGCCCGCAAGGCGGCCCAGGCCGAGCGCGAGTTGCGCGAGGAGCTTGCCAAGGTGCGCGACGAGCTGCTGGATCTCACTGGTGCTGCGACCGGCCAGGATCGACGCGCGGCCATCGAGCGGCAATACCAAGCCCTGATCGGCCGGCTGCGCGCCGAGGGCGACAACGAGGGCATTGCCACGGTCGGCCGGCTGATCGACGTGAAGGCGGCACAGGCCGACCTCGCAGCACTGGAAGCGCAGTGGAAACAGGTCACCGAGCGGCTGCGCAATGCGCAGGAGGCGATCAGGACTCAGCAAGAGGCCGGGCTGTTGAGTGAGTCGCAGGCCCGCCAGCAAATCGTGGCATTGCAGCAGCAATCGGCCGCCGAGATGGAGCGCCTGTTGCCGACGATGCAGCAAGCGGCACAGGCCATCGGACCGGATGCCGTGATCCGCGTGCAAGCGTGGCGCAATGAACTGGAACGAACCAAGCTCGTTGTCGATGAAATGGCGCCGCTGTGGAACCGAATCGGCGAGAGCTTTGGCGGTGCGCTTAATGGGATGCTGACTGGTGCGCAAACGTGGCGGGCTGCCATGTCCCGCCTGTTTCAGCAAGTCGCGGACGCCTTCCTGCAGCAGATCGTGATCCAGCCATTCCAGCAATGGATCGCGATGCAGGCGCGCATGCTGGCACTCAAACTCGGGTTCATTCAGCAAGAACAAGTGGCAGACGCCGCCGCCAGTAGCACCAAGGTTGCGCAGAAGTCTGCCGAGACGACAGCGGTGGTATCGATGGATGCCGCAAAGGCGGGCGCAGGCGCGGCAGCATCGCAAGCGTCCATCCCCTACGTCGGTCCGGTGCTGGCGGTAGCAGCAATGGCCGCGATGGTCGCCGCCGTGATGGCTCTGCTGGGCGGCGTGAAGAAGTTCGCCACCGGCGGATTGGTCAGCGGCCCCGGCACCTCGACCAGCGACTCCATTCCGGCGCGGCTCTCCCACGGCGAATACGTGATCAATGCCCGCGCAGTGAGCCGGCTCGGGGTGTCGTTCCTCGACGCCATCAACGGCCTGTCGGCCGGACCACGTATTTCCGGCGGGCGCTTGGCCTTTGCCGCAGGCGGCCTCGTGCCAGAAGCCTCGGCGCAGCCGGCCACGAACCAAAACATCCGCATCGTCAATGTCATTGACCCGGCGATGGCGGCCGACTACCTCAACAGCAGCGCAGGCGAGCGCGTGGTGATGAACCTCATCCAGCGCAACGCCGCGTCGGTGCGCAACATCCTGGGACGCTGAATATGGCTTGGACCTCCGGCACGGCAACGAACGCCGCCGACCTTTTCAACAAGCTGATCACCTTTTTGACCGCCGATGCGACGCTGGTCGCCGGGGGCGAAGCCTGGACCCTGTTGCGTCGCGACACCTTCGTGGCGGACGCAAAACGGGATCTGGTCGAACTGCGCGGCCCCGGTTCCTCGGCGGGCGATGCGATCTACGTGCAGCTTTGTCTCTTCGCCGACGCGGCGGCGCCCGCCTACTCGATCCGGGTGCTGGGCTCGCAGTCCTGGCAGAGCACCGTCTCGATCGGCACGCCCGAGGGCCAACCGGGAAGCCTCCTCTCGGGTGCCGGCTCACTCGGCATCGTGCCCCGGATGCCGGTGTTCAACAGCGCCATCAGCTACTGGTTCGTCGCCAACGGCCTGCGCTTCATCGTCGTGGCGAAATCGTCGGCCTACTGGGGCGCGCTCTACGCCGGCTTCTTCCTGCCCTACGGCACGCCGTCGCAGTACCCGTATCCGCTCTTCATCGGCGCCAATACCTCGCGCGGCGACAACTACCAGAGCGCGGATCTCGACATCGCCAACAGCGCCTTCTGGCGCAACGACGGCGAGTACGCGAGCTACAGCGCGGCGATCCTGCAGCCGAGCGGCGGCTGGGTCGGCACGAACCGCTTCGATACGACCTACACCGGCCGCGCCTGGCCCTGGGCGATGTCCTTGGAGACGCGGAAGAACAGCGCCGGGCGCTACGACATGGGCAACCTAACGCAGTTGCCGAGCGGGGCGAGCCCGCTGCTGCCGGCCATTCTCTACAACTGCACGACCAACATGCCGTTCACCGTCTGGGGCGAGCTCCAGGGCGTGTTCGCCGTGCCGGGCTTCGGCGTGGCCGCCGGCGACACCGTGACGGTAGGCGGCAAGTCCCATCTGGTCGTGCAGGCGGCGACCTCCACCAATGCGGCGCGCTTCGCCGCCATCCAACTCAGCTGAGACGATCATGGCTTACGTGACCGGCGCATCGGCGGACATCAACACGCTGCTGACCGCCATCAAGAACTTTGCGGTCGCCAACGGCTGGACGGCGAACGCCACCGACACCTTCACGCTGACTTTTGCGAGTTATGGGTGGAACGGCGGGGCCGCGCACGCCGATACGATGTCGATGGTTTCCTCGGTGGGCAGTTCAGATGCGTACCGGAACCAGTCGGAGACGAGCCTCGTCGCGAACCGGGTGGTGCTGACTAAGAACGGCGTCTCCTGGCAGCTCTTCGCCGTCAACAAGAAGCTCCTCAAGAACGGCGTCAGCGGCACCTACGCCTGTCTGGAGGCCTGGGCGTGCGACGGTTTCGCCGCCGGCACGGCCGCCAACCTGCAGACCAACAACCGCAAGTTCGTGATGGTCGGCCCCATGGCCACCTCGCTCTATGGCTACCACCTGTTCGCGAACGGCGACTTCGTGCACGTGGTGATCGAGGAGACGCCGGGCCGCTTCCGCCACCTGTCGTTCGGCTTCATCAACAAGTACGGCGCCTTCGCCGGGGGCCAGTACCTGACCGCGGGCTGCCCTATCGAGTCATCCACGACCACCCCCTACGCCTTCAACACTGGAAGTCACATGGTCCCGTCGGATCGAACGCTCAGGGGACCTCGCGCGCCGCGCTCGCGTCGAACGGCTACCCCGGCACTTACGTTCGGGCCGACATCGACGGCTGGACGGTCGGCTGGCGCCTGCTTTCGATCGGTTACTGGGACACGGCCAACCTGGACGTGATGGGGTGCGGGACCTATGGAAACACCGTGAACGGCCGGGCTGGGTACGTGTCGTACAGCACGCAAGTGTCAATGCATACCCTGGCGCACGATCTGGCCTACCACTGCTCGCCGCAGAGCTACAACGGCCTGGCGCCGATGCTGCCGTGCTATGTCGGCGTGAATCGCACCCCCTACGTTGGCAGCTGGACGCTGCTCGGCGAGTTTCCCGACGTCCGCTTCCTGAACATCGCGAACTTCAACCCGGGCGACGAGCTCACCCTCGGCACCGACGTGTGGAAGATCTTCCCGCTGTGGAACAAGGCCTACACGCTCGGCGCGGAGCCGATCAGCTACGACTACGGCCTGGCTTACCGCAAGGTGGCGTAAGTGCCCGACATCGCCGGCGCCTTCACGTCGAGCATCCTGGGCGGCGCGGCCGCCGGGATGAACGCCCTGTGGGACAACGGCCGCCCCGGGTACTACGCGCCCACCACCGTCGTTGCGGGCATCAATGGTGCGGTGGGCGTCATCGGCAGCGGCCAGCCCTCGCCCGAGGCCCTGATCGCCCGAACGGGCGCGCACTGCGGCGCCTTCTCGGACGACTACTACTACCGGATCTACCTGCAGCCGGCACGGATCGAGTTCGGCAACCTGGTGATCCCCGCCACCCGAACCGTCGAGATCTGGAACGCCTTCCCGGACCCGGTGACGATCTTCCAGCTTGACGGCGACACCGAGGGTCTGTCCCTCGGGTTCTTCCCGCCCGCGAGATTGCGGGGGCTGGAGGACATCTTCTACGAGGTCACGGCCACGCTCGACGGTCCGAGCTTTGTCGATACGCTGCTCACGTTGCATTTCTCGGCCGGTGGCACGCGGACGCTCGCGATCAGCTACGGCCGGGTGCTGGTCATGGGGCTGCTGCACGACTGGGCGGGCGGCTTCACCGAGCGGCTGGAATGGCTCACCGACGTGCTGACGATGAGGAGTGGCACGGAGCAGCGGGTGCGGCTGCGCGCCGATCCACGGCGCTCGCTCGAGTTCGACGTGCTGGAGTACGGCAACAGCGGCCAGCTCGATCTCTTGATGAACGTCTGGCAGTCGCGGGTCTATGCGGTGCCGGTGTGGACTGACAAGGCGCGGCTAGCGACCGCGATCTATCCGGGCGACACCGTGCTCGCCGTGAGCACGACGGATCTGGACTACCACGCCGGCGGACTCGCCATCGTCGGGTCGGCCTCGGGCGCCACCGAGGCGCTGGAAATCCTGTCCCTCACCGCCGACACGATCACGCTCAAGCGCCCGGCGCTCGGCAACTGGCCCGCAGGCTCGTGGCTCGCGCCGGCCCGGCTGGGGCGCTTGCCCGCCCAGCAGACGGTCAGCCGGCCGACGGCAGCGATCGCCCAGGCGAAGCTGCGCTTCGAGCTGGAGGATCTGGCCTCGACGGTGACGGCGACCAGCTCGCCCATCCAGTACCGAGGCTACGACACGCTGCTGCGGCACCCGAATCGGGTCGAGGACGTCAGCGTCGAGTATCAGCGGCTCCTCGACGTGTTCGACCACGAGACCGGTACGCCGGTGGTGATCGACATCCCCAATCGCGCCTTCATCGTGCGGCGCTACCAGTTCCTGCTGGCGGATAGGGCCGATCTCACCGCGCTGCGGGGCTGGCTCGCGGCCCGCGCCGGCCGCCAGGTGCCGTTTTGGGTGCCGACCTGGGAGCGAGGCCTCGAGGTGGCACAGCCCTTTGCGCTGGATGCGACCGCGGTGCTGGTGCAGGCCCGGGGATTCGCCACCTATTACCAGGCCATGCCCGGCCGCCAGGACGTGGCCTTCCTGCACAACGACGGCACCTGGTACCTGCGCCGGATTACCGCCTTCGAGTTCGTGGACGGGGTGGTGGAACGGATGCGGATCGACGCCGCGCTGGGCGTCGCGTGTGCGCCGTCCGATTTCCGCATTGTCTGTTTCCTGGAACTGGCCCGCCTCGAGAGCGATGCCGTGGAGATCTTCTTCGAGACGGATCGCGTGGCGCGGGTGAGCTTGCCCATTCGGAGCATCGACGGATGACCTACCAGAACCAAGAAGGCAGCACGCACGCCGGCCAGCCGGTTGAGCTGTACCGCTTCGCGCTCGGGACCACGGTCTGGCGCTACACCTCGGCGCAGAGCGCGGTGACCTACAACGGCGAGCAGTACATCCCGGCACCGATCCGCCGCTCGGAGATCGAGCAGACGCAGGAATTCGGTCGCGCGATGCTGAACCTGGAGGCGGCGCTCGACATCGGCGTCGTGCAGTCCTTCATCGTGACGCCGCCCGATGGGGTGCTGTCGCTCACCATCTTCCGCCGGCATCTGACCGACCCGGGCGCCGAGTTCATCACCTGGTGGAAAGGGCGCGTCGTGTCGGTGGTGTTCGGCGGCGTCACGGTGCAGATGCGCTGCGAACCGATTTTCACGACGCTCAAGCGCTCGGGACGGCGGGCGAACTACCAGATCAACTGTCGCCACCCGCTGTACCACGGCGGCTGCAAGGTCAACGCGGCCGACTACAGGACGGCCGGCGTGGTCGAGAGCGTTGCGGGGCTCGAGGTGACCGCCTCCGTCTTCCTCCCGAAGCCCGCGGGCTGGTTCGTCGGCGGGCGCCTCATGGCCACCGGGGCGCAGCGGATGATCGTCGCGAGCTCGGGCGGCGCTGTCACCCTCTCGGCGCCGATCCCGGGCTTGAAGGCGGGCGACGCGTTCGAGGCCTATCCGGGCTGCGACCACACGCTCGCGACCTGCGCCGCCAAGTTCGGCAACCAGCTGAACTACGGCGGTTTTCCCTACATCCCGGTGAAGAACCCTTTCACCGGGGACGCCATCGTTTGAGGCTATCCCATGTGGCAATACCTGATCGTGTGGGTGATCACGACGGTCCTGTCGTCGCTGCTCGCCCCGAAACCCAAGGCCACCACGCCGCAACCCGGCGATGTCGATGCACCGGTCGCCGCAACCGACAGCCCGATCCCGGTGCTGTTCGGTACGCGGGTCATCAAGCAGCCGAACTGCGTCTGGTTCGGCGATGTGCGCACGACGCCGATCAAGAGCAGTGGAGGCGGCAAGAAATGAGCGAACCCCGGATTGCTACCCATCTCGATGCCAAGGCGCTCGGCTACTGCAACGCCGGGCTGCGCCGATGGTTTCCGCGCGACGGTGTGACCTTCGATGATTTTCGCCAGCAGGGCGTGAGCACCGACTGGCTGCGCGCAACCGGGGACGCGATGGCGATCCGGCTGGCCGAGTACGTCGAGCAGCAGGTCGAAACGGGAGCCAAGGCATGAGCGGCGGCGGGAAAGGCAGCAAGAGCGTCACGGTCGGCTACCGCTACTACGCCGGGATGCATCTGGCGCTGTGCCACGGGCCGGTCGATTCGCTGAACAGGATCGTGGTCGGCGAGCGCACGGCGTGGTCGGGGTCGATGACGTCTAGCGGCCAGATCACCATCAATCAGCCCGACCTGTTCGGCGGCGACGACCGCGAGGGCGGCATCGTCGGTGCCGTCGATCTGGTCATGGGCAATGCCTCGGACGGTCAGAACGACTACCTCGCCTCCAAGCTCGGCGCCAACGTACCGGCCTTCCGGGGAGTGGTGTCGCTGGTGTTGCGTCAGCCGCAACTGTCGGCGATGAACCCTTACATCAAGCCCTGGAGCGCCGAGGTCACGCGGATCATCCGGCGCTCCGACGGCTCGCCCCAGTGGTACTCGGACAAGGCGGCCATTGCCGGTGACATGAACCCGGCGCACATCATCTACGAATGCCTGACCGACCGGACCTGGGGCCGGGGCTACAGCTCGGCCGAGATCGACGACGCCTCGTTCCGCGCCGCCGCCGACACGCTCTACGCCGAGAGCTTCGGCCTGTCGATCCTGTGGGACCAGCAGCAGGACATCGAGGCCTTCATCGAGCGCATCCTGCAGCACATCGACGGTTCGATCTATGTGAGCCCGCGCACGGGGCTGTTCACGCTGAAGCTGACCCGCGACGACTACGATCCGGCGACGCTGCTGGAGCTGAACCAGACCAATGTGATCCGGCTGGAGTCGTTCGAGCGCACCTTGCCCGAGGAGCTGATCAATCAGGTCACGCTGTCCTACCACGACCGCACGACCGACAAGAGCGTGTCGATCTCGGTGCAGGACATCGCCGGCATCGAGCGATCCCTGGGGGAAATCAAGGACGCCAAGGTCAGCTACGAGGGCGTGGCCAATGGCGTCTTGGCCGCACGCCTTGCGATGCGGGATCTGCGCCAGCTTTCGTCCACTCTGGCGAAGATCACGCTGGTGGCCAATCGCACGGCCGCCAGCCTCAACATCGGCGACGTGTTCAAATTCTCCTGGCCGGAACTGCGGATCGAGCAGTTGATCCTTCGGGTCGCGCAGATCAGCTATGGGACGCTGGCCGACGGCCGGGTGCGGATCACCTGCGTCGAGGACGTGTTCGGCCTGCCCGATGCCGCCTATCTCGCTCCCGCCGAGAGCGGCTGGGTCGATCCCCGGCAAGCGCCGATCGCGGCGAACTTCGTGTCGGTGAGCGAACTGCCGTACTGGACGATTGTTCACGAGCTGACCGGCGAGTCGGCCACCGCTCAGGCCGAAATCGATCCGAATGGCGGGTTCCTGTCCGTGTCGACGGTGCGCCCCTCGGATGCGGCGATCAACTATGCGGTGCTGACCCGGCAGGGTTCGGCAGCCTTCGAGAAGATCGGCGTCGGCGACTTCATCCCATCCTGCGTGCTCGCGAACGACATCGGGCAGACCGAGACGGTGCTGAACGTCCTCTACGGCGTGGACCTCGATTTGGTGGCGCTCGACACCTACGCGCTGCTCGATGGCGAGCTGGTCGCGGTGAAGGGGGTGGATGTCGCCGCCGGCACGGTGACGGTGGATCGAGGAGTGCTGGACACGGTGCCTGTCACGCATTCGGCCGGCGCCCGGCTGTACTTCGTCGAGGGTGGACAGTTCTACAACACGACCCAGTACCTGAGCGGCGAGGCGGTGCAAACCAAGGTGCTGCCAGCTACCGGGATGGGCGTTCTGGCCGAGGCGTCGGCACCGGCGATCAACTACACCTTCGCCAAACGGCAGGTCCGTCCCTATCCGCCCGGCAAGTTCCGGGTCAACAACCTCGACTACAGCGCGAGCTACATCACCGGGGAGGTGACGGTCAGCTGGGCGCACCGCAGCCGGGTGCTGCAGACCGCCTATCTGGTGACGCAAGGCGAAGCGAACATCGGTCCGGAGACCGGTACGACTTACACCGTGCGGATCTATGGCGAGGCCGGCACGCTCAAGCACACCGAAACGGGGCTGACCGGCACCAGCTGGACTTATCCGATTGCGACTGAGATTGCCGAGAGCGGCCTGAATCGACCGAACGAAAAACTGACCGTCAAGGTCGAGGCGGTGCGCGACGGGTACACCAGCTGGCAGGCCCAGCAGATCGACATCCCCGAGTGCCGTGGCTACGGCATGTTCTACGGGGCCACCTACGGAGAATGACATGGCAGCACTGATCGGCCCGAACCTGGGCGTGAACTACGGCTGGGCCGCCCGCGAGTCGGGGTGGAATACCGGGATGGATGCCAACCTGAAGCTGCTCGATGCGGTGCTGCAGTTGTCGGCGAAGTCGCGTGCGCAAGCCACGCCGCCGGCCTCGCCCGCTAACGGCGACCGTTACATCGTGGCGGCCAGTCCCACCGGTGCCTGGGCCGGAAAAGCCGGCCAGATCGCCGTCCGCATCGATGCGGGGTGGTCTTTCTTCGTGCCGAAGATCGGCTGGACCTGCTTCATCGAGGACGAGGGCGTGCTCTCGGCCTACAAGGCGACTGGCTGGAGCCCCGGCCTCGCCATCTGATCACTATCGTCACCCCCTGAAACCCGCCCACGAGGCGGGTTTCGCATTTCTGGAGACTACCCATGACCGATTCCGAAAAGCCCGCGCTCGTCGAGAACATGCTCTTGCTGCGCAAGGAGGACTTCGACGAGTTGCTCGCCCATGCCGCCGAACGCGGTGCCGAGCGTGTGCTGTCCCACCTTGGCCTGGAAAACGGCCACGCTGCGCGGGACATCCGTGAACTGCGGGATCTGCTCGAGGCTTGGCGCGATGCCCGTCACACCGCGTGGCAGACCTTCGTGAAGGTGTTGACTACGGGCATCCTGGCCGCACTACTGGTCGGCGCGGCCATCAAGCTCAAGCTGATGGGAGGCTCCCAATGATCGAGACCTTGCTCGGTGGCCTCCTCGGCGGGGCCTTCCGTCTCGCGCCCGAAATCCTGAAATGGCTCGACCGCAAGGGCGAGCGCGGCCACGAGCTGGCGATGCAGGAAAAGGCGCTGGAGTTCGAGAAGCTGCGCGGCGCGCAGCGGATGGCCGAGATCGGCGCGAGCGCCGACGCGGCCTGGAGCACCGGTGCCATCGAGACGCTGCGGGAAGCCGTCCGCACGCAAGGCGAGAAGACCGGCGTGCGCTGGGCCGACGCGCTGTCGAGCAGCGTGCGGCCCGTGATCACCTACTGGTTCATGGCGTTGTACTGCGCGGCCAAGACGGCGGCATTCGCGGCCGCCGTGACTGCCGGCGCAGGCTGGGGCGAGGCTGTCCTGCACGCCTGGACGGAGGCCGATCAGGCGCTGTGGGCTGGAGTGCTGAACTTCTGGTTCCTCGGCCGCGTGTTCGAGCGGGTGCGGCCGTGATCGAGATCCCACAAACGGCCATCGACCTGGCCAAGCGCTTCGAGGGCTTCCACCGGGTGCCGAAGACCGACCCTGGTCGCGCACACCCGTACGTTTGCCCGGCTGGGTACTGGACCATCGGGTACGGGCACCTCTGTGATGCCAAGCACCGGCCGATCACTGAGGCCGAGGCCGAAATCTATCTCGCGCGCGACCTGATGTCCGCACTGAATTCGACGCTGCGCTACTGCCCGGTGCTGGCGACCGAGCCTGAGACGCGACTGACGGCGATTGTAGACTTCACGTTCAACCTCGGCGCCGGGCAGCTGCAGACCTCGACGCTGCGCCGGCGAGTCAATCAGCGAGACTGGGCTGCAGCGGCGAACGAGCTGCGTCGATGGGTGTATGGCGGCGGGAAGGTCTTGCCGGGATTGCTGCTTCGGCGCCAAGTAGAGTGCCAGCTCTTGGTCTGACGCGATCAATGGTGGACCGGTGTGCACAGACCCAGCAGTCGCGCCCGGATGTCAGAAGGCGACGTCGCCAGGTCGACCGTAGCAAATCGGATGCTGTGCCCTTGGATCACAACCGTTTCGTCCACTTCCTCGCCGATAGACGGATGCAAGAGCAGCCCGCTCGCGGAATCAGCGAGGGCGTCACCGCGTCCCGCTTGAGATTGTAGGTAGGCATAAATCTGGTAGACGTAGCCGCTGCGAAGTGATTCGTCGCGGTACCAGCCACTCGTCACAATTGATGTGAACTTCGTGTCAATGACGATTCTGCGGTCGGAAGCCTTGTGTTCGATAACCACGTCCGTCCGCATCGTCGGGAGGATCCTGTCGATACCGTCCGTCTTCCTGTCGATTTGCCACGTTAGCGTCCCCCCGCAGTGCACGCGCCACCCCTGCGGGCTGAGGACTACGTCGTAGAAGCCTCCGATGGCCTTCTCGAAGAGGCGTCGTACCCAAGTCACCTCGCGCTCGGGCAACGGGAGCATCTGATTTCCGGCCGCCTCAGTCGGCAACGCCATGTCCAT